TGGTGAATGATGCGTGAAAAGCTGGCAGAGTTAGCACATCAACAGTGGTCAGGATGGATGGAGCACCTTTTCGGCAAGTGCTTTTTCATCGGCGGCTTTGCGATAATTCCGCGTTGGGCTGTTCGACGTTGGAGACGGCAAATAGCGACGCCATACAGTGCGCTGTCCGAGGAGGAAAAAGAGGCAGATAGACAGGAGGCGGACAGGGTTCTCGATGTGTGGGATGAAGCGTGGGACAGAATCGCTCAAGAGCCTTACGGCTAGGTTCCGTTTCGCCGCACGGGTGCCGGAGCCGTGCCGAGAGCGCCCGGTGCTGTGGACGTGGCGGCGGCTGGGGGAGATGACGCGGGTGGTGTGGGAGCGGAGGGCATGGCGGGGTTCGATCTGGGCGACGACGAACTGCCCGTTGACCCTGGCGCGCAGACGGACCGGGCGGCGGAGTTGCAAGAGAAGTGGCAGGTGAAACGGGGGCAGGTGTGGGAAGTGCCGAGCAAGTCAGTGGCGGGGAAGTGCCACCGGGTGATGTGCGGGGATAGCACGGACGAGGGAGATGTGGGGCGGTTGTTCGATAAAGAGAAGGCTGGCTTAGTCTGGACAGATCCGCCCTATGGCGTTAATTATGGGGATAAACTTGATACCACGAACCCGATGGGCTATCGGGTTCGTGGTATCAAGAACGACAACTTGTCTCCCGATGAATTGGAGAGGCTAATACGAACAGCATTTACAAGGGCAGCAACTGTGTCTGAGCCTGGGACGGCACTCTACGCAGCGTCCCCGGCGGGGAAGCCGCTCCCTACACTGATTGCATCATTTGCAGGGAGCGGCTTCACCTTCCATTGGGGTTTGGTGTGGGTAAAAGACCAACTTGTTTTGGGGCGTGGTGATTATCACTTCCGACACGAAAATATCCTCTACGGGTGGAAACACGACGCGGCACATTATTTTGTGGATAGCAGGAAGCATGACTCCATCTTTGAAGTATCGCGCCCTAAAGTAAGCGAAGAACATCCAACAATGAAGCCGCCAGAATTGGTGGCACAGATGATAGAAAATAGCAGCAAGCGTGGATGGGTGGTGTATGATCCATTCCTTGGTTCTGGCACGACCCTTGTTGCCTGTGAGGAAACCAAGCGCATAGGCTACGGAATGGAAATTGAGCCAAAGTATGTGGCGGTGACACTTGAGAGACTGGGCGGTGCTGGCTTGGAGCCGCGACTGGCCGAGCAGCAACCGCAACCGCCACAGACCGGGGACGGGTAACAGCCTGCACGCTTGGGTGAAATTATGGGCACGGGTAAGCACAGAAGCAAGGCACAGATAGCACGGGACCGGCGGCGTATCTCTGACCTGTACTTGCAAGGATGGCTACAGGCCGACATCGCCGACACAATTGGCGTATCTGCGCCTACCGTATCCCGTGACCTGAAGGCATTGCAAGCGGATTGGCTGGAGTCGGCGCTGATCGACTTCAACGAGGCCAAGGCGCGGGAACTCGCCAAGGTGGACCGGTTGGAGCGCGAATACTGGCAGGCGTGGCGGCGCTCATGCGAGGATGCCGAGACGATACGGCAGGAAGGAAGCCGTAGGGGTGAGGATGGTAGCAAGAAACTGCCTCCGGTTGACAAGGTCGTCAAGACGAGCAAGGGACAGGCCGGCGACCCGCGCTTCCTTCAGGGCGTGCAGTGGTGCATCGACAAGCGGTGCAAGATATTGGGCATAGACGCGCCGCAGAAGCTGGAGCACACCGGCAAGGACGGCGGGCCTATCCAAACGAAAGAGGTCGGCTTGACCGATGCAGAGCGACTGGCAGCACTCGCTGCAATGCTCGAACAGCTACCAGAAGAGGCTGCTGGACACGCTGATAACGAAGGGGACGATTAACCCCTGGCGCAAGTATGCGCCGCGTGGCTCGGCGGCCAAGCTGATTTATTGGACTTTACCAGAATTGCTCATATCTGGGCCGGCGGGCACGGGCAAGTCGCGGGCTTGCCTGGAGAAGCTGAACTATTGCGCGCTCACCTATCCCGGTTCCCGCCACCTCATCGCACGCAAGACCCGCGCCAGTCTCAGCGACACCGGGCTGGTCACGTTCGAGCGGGACGTGTTGGGGCTGGACCACCCGCTGATAATGGGAGGGCCCCAGCGACCGTGGCGGCGGGCGTACACGTACGACAACGGCAGCGAGATCGTCACCGGCGGGCTGGACAAGCCGGGCAAGGTGCTGTCGAGCGAATACGACATCATCTACGTCCAGCAGGCGGAGGAGTTGAACCTGTACGACTGGGAGGTGCTGACGACCCGGCTGCGCAACAACGTGCTGCCCTTCCAGCAGATTATTGCGGACTGCAACCCGGCCAGCCCATTACACTGGCTCAAGCGCCGCTGCGACGACGGCCCGACCGCGTACCTGGACAGCGACTTCACCGACAACCCGACGCTGTGGGATGCGGAGGCCGGCGACTGGACGGCAGGGGGCCGGCGCTACCTTTCCAAGCTGGACTCACTCACGGGCGCGCGCAAGCTGCGGTTGCGCCACGGGATCTGGGCCGTGCCAGAGGGCGCGATCTACGACGTGTTCGACGAGGAGAAGCACGTCGTCAAGCACTTCGATCCGCCGCCGCTGTGGCCGCGCATCGTGGGCGTCGACCCGTTCGGCGCATACATCGCAGCCGTGTGGCTGGCGTGGGACGCACAGAGCGGCGTGCTCAACGCCTACCGCGAGTATTACGAGCCGTTCGGGATGACGACGCCGGGACACGTCGCCAACATCCTGAAACTGAGTCAGGGCGAGACGGTATTTGCGTGGGTGGGCGGCGGTCCCAGCGAGCGCCAGGCGCGGGCAGACTGGGCCGGCGCGGGTATACCGCTGCTGGAGCCGCCCATCGGGGACGTGTGGGCCGGGATCGACCGGGTGTACCAGTTGCTCAAGAATTTTAACCTGGTCGTGCACGACAATTGCCCGAACCTGTTGAGTGACATCGGGAGCTACCGGCGCAAGGTGAAGGATGGACAACCGACTGAGGGAATCGAAAACAAGGAAGCGTTTCACATGGTCGATGCGCTCCGCTACGCCTGTGCCTGGCTCTGCGAACCGGGCGAGCGGGTGGCGGTAATCGACACGACTAGGCCGATAGGGCCGGGATGGTAGACAAGAGGAGGGCAACGATGAGTGAGATAGAGCAGAAGAAACGGCGATTCGTGGTGCATCTCCTCAAGCACGCGCCGGTTTGTGTTGAATGTGATGATTACAACTGGTGTGCAGCGGGGCTAGTCTTCTACGGAAGCAAGCGGGGAGAGTCGTGGAATCACTTCACGGTCTATGCCACTACGCCGGGTGAGTTATGCTCATTCCACGAATTGGCCGACTGTGACGACTGGCCCGATGATATTACGCCGCTTTTCAGCGAGCAAGGGATGATGAGCCGAACGTCTCAAGGATGGGTCAAGTGTCTTTCTACGCCATAACTGACAAAGCCCTGGGCTTCATTCTGCGGGTACTGGCCTATCCGCTGTTGTGGCTGCGCCGGTTCTCGTACTGGCTGGCGACACGCACCAAGTACGACTACTGCGTGATGCGGAAGCGGGGCACGTTGCGCTACCGCATTTCGGGGTATGTGCGTACTCCATTCACCAGGAGCGGCAACGTGTTTGCCTGGAGCGGGCGTGACTGTGACGCGAGCCTCAGCATACCGGGCGAGATCGGCGAACAGGAAGCGCGGATGCTATTGCTTGCACAACACATTCACCCTCGCTTTGCCGAGGAACTGATGGAAAGGGCAGGTAGCGATGCAGTCTTACGCAGTAACCAGTAACGACGACCGCACCTGGTTCGTCGAGGCCGACCGCGCTCACGTCGACCGTCACGGGCGGCTGGTGTTCCGCCGCTGGTACGGGCTCGTGGTAGCCGGCGTCGACGCGGGGCAGTGGGCGCGGTTCGTGCGGGGGTTGACGCTGGAGGACGTGCAGAAGGCGAAGAACCGGGGGGCGAGGGAGCAGGCGCGATAATGGCGACCGTAGCAGAGCAGTGGGCTGGCGTCGAGGGCGTCGTCAGCATAGACGAGCAAGAGCGGCTGGAGAAGGCGTTCCGGCTGCTGGCGAATGCCTATATGGATGGCCCGTGGGTGCGACCGCCGCAAACGGTGCTGGCCGAGCTTCAGGAGGTCGACCCGTGGCTCATCCAGGACTACCTCACGCAATTGGGGTGGGACGTCATCGGCGGCTACGGGTTCACCGGCACCGCCGAGCGCCAGCGCGCCGTCCAGGAGAGCCGCCGGCTGTGGAAGTATAGCCCGATGGCGCAGTGGGCCATCTGGCTGTGGACCTCCTGGGGCCTGGGCGAGAACGTCGAGATCACGCTGTCCAACGAGAAGGCCGACGAGTTCTTCCAGGAGTTCTGGACCGGCGACCGCAACCAGGCCGTGTTGGCCGACGATTGCATCCACGACCTGTCCGACTGGCTGCTCGTGGACGGCAACCAGTTCCTCGCCTACTATGCCGACACCGTGGAGGGCGAGACGACCGTGACCGAGATCGACCCGGAGGAGATCACGGAGATCGTCACCCACCCCGGCAACTCGAAGCGCCCGCTGTTCTACAAGCGGGTGTGGACCGACAACACGAGCGACGCCACGGGCCAGGCGCTATCGCAGACCTGGTACTACCCCGACTGGCAGGCGTTCTTCTCCGGCGAGCTAGACGAGGAGTACCAGGGCACGGGCAAGACACTAGCCGAGACGGTGCTGCCCAAGAACGCATACCGCGCCGATACGGGGCGGCGCGTGGGCGACGGCGACCGGACGCTGGGCGGCGGCGACGAAGTTGGCACGAGCGTGTGTGTCCAGCACCTCCACCGCAACCACAAGGAGCGTGGTAGCCTGTGGGGTTGGCCGCTGCTGGCGACCGATTCGAGCTGGATGAAGGCGCACAAACGGTTCATGGAGTCGACGTTGGCCGTAGTCGAGTCCAAGGCGCAGTTCGTCAGGCGCTACAAGGTGAAGGGTGGCTCGCGCGCCGTCTCTGCCGTCCAGGCCGTCATCGCCTCCAAGCTGACGCAGTCGAACAGTGCCTACGACACGAACCCGCCGAACGCGCCGGGCGGGAGCGAGGTCATGAACCAGGCGATGGACGTGGAGGATTTGCCGATGACGACCGGGGCCGGCGACGCCCGCACGAACAACGGCCTATTCGCCTGGTACAGTCTGCTGGGCGCGGGCCTGTTCCCGGCCAGCGCGGGGCTGGACCTGCAACGGTACGCGACCGCGCTGGAGATGGACAAGACGCAAAGTATGCTGTTCAGCCAGTACCAGACGTTCTGGTCGGCGCAGTTCAAGCGTATGGTGCGCATCGTGCTTGGGATGCGGGAGAAGTTCGGCGGTCAGTCGTTCCCCGAATACACCGTCGACGTATCCGTCGATTCCCTGTCCCTGGCCGACTTCCCCGCCGTGGCCAAGACGCTGGGGCCGCTGGTGGGGCAGATGCTAACGCCGCTGGAGGCTGATGGCACGATACCGCAAGAGGCCGGGCGCAAGATCGCGGCAGAACTGTGGCGCATCGTCTTGCAAGCGCTGGGCGTCACGCGCTCAAGCGAACTGGCGAGCGACGAAGCGTTCGAGCCGCCGGAGGAGGAGATGCCGGAGCCGGTGCCCGAGGTGCCGGAGGAGGAACCGGCGGCGTTGGAGGGGCCGGAGGGGGTGGAGGAGGAGATACCGCCGGCGGGTACTGTCGAGGCCATCGCACGGGAGATTGCGCAGAACGCGCGGGACGGGGCCGTGAACTGGGAGCGGGTGGCAGAGTGGGCGATAGGGGAATTGACGGATGCCTGACCGCATAGCCGACTACCGCGCCGCCGTTCGCGCCGCCGTTCGCGGTGTCTGGACCGGCGCGTTCACGAGCGCCGACCAGGGCAGCGATGCACTGTACCCAGCCATCCGGCGCTACTTCCTGCTCGCGTTCAACGAGGGCCTGGCGGTGTGCGGCGTGCAACCGGAGGAGCGCACGGAGAAGGAACGCAAGGCGCTGGTCGACCGCATCAAAGAGGAACTGTCGCACGTAGGCGGGTTTATGGATGCCGTCTACGAGGGGCGCAAGGGCAGCGAGAACGAGCGTCCGCTGGCGCAGTTCCTGAGGCGCGCCGAGATGTGGGTGGGGCGGTATACGGAGCTGCGCGACCTGGGCAAGATGCTGGCGTGTGGGGATAGGAAGCTAAAGTGGGTGTTAGACCCCGCTAAAGAGAACTGCCGGGATTGTATCCGCCTTAACGGCAAGATTAAGCGTTCTTCGACTTGGGAAGCAGCGCGGGCACAGGGGATTTACCCGAAGTCACCAGCTTTGGCATGTGGCGGTTTTCGGTGCGGCTGCACTTTTTTGACCACCGACGAGCCAATGTCGAAAGGTCCATTGCCGAAGTTGTCCCGATGAGAACAAACCTATGACCAACGATAACACGACCTGTACCGTCTCAGACGCCAAGGTGAACTACGTCAACCCCGGCTACGACGCCGGCGTGCGCCCGTGGCTGCCGCTCGTGCACCGGTTGCAAGGCGCGGGCAAGAGTCGGGGTTTGAGCGTGATGACGGTGCACATCATCGTGGACGAGCGCGGGTACCCGCTGCACTGGGGCGCGCCGCGCGTGACGCACATCGAGCCGAAGGACAAGAGCGAGGCATTGGACGCGCTGCTGGCCGGGCTGGCAGAGTGAGGGGGGCGGGAAGGGGTGAGTACGTTAGGTCCATTGCATAAGGGCTGTCATAGGGATGACGCTCTGCATTATTGTTATCCGGTTTATCCCGAGCCGCCTCAATTGGATTCACCGACCGTACCGCTAGCCAAAGTCGCTTGCCCCTACTGTGGGCAGGTGAATAGCACAGAACGGGAGCAGTGCCGAGGCTGCGGGGCACCGCTACCAGAATGAGAGAATGAGGAGGGCACAGAATGAGCAAGGTTGTTTGCATCTTGACCGACTTCTACGAGGCCGATTCTACCTACAGCCTCAACATCATCGCGGAAGCGCAAATCAACATGGCGCTGGACGCGCTGCTGGCCGGGCTGGCAGAGTGAGGAGGGGGGCGAGATGCTTTTTTGGGCCTATGTCAAGCAGGAAAGCAGGGGATGTGACTATACTATCGGCTGCGGGAATGCTATGTGGCCCATCGTCGCTGATTCGCTGGAGGATGCTATCGAGTCACTAAAACGGGACATCGTCGGCATTCCAGGAGATGATGACCACATAGGCTACTGGGACAACCGAATAGGATACGCTTCACTCGCTCAGGTAGTGCATATAGAGTCGATACCAGTGCAAGAGTGGTATAGAGAAAGTGAGGCAAGGCGTTCGGAAATCAAACGCCAGAAGGAAGAGGACAAAGAGCGCCGCCTATACGAGCAACTGAAACGGAAATATGAGGAGGGCACAGAATGAGCAAGGTTGTTTGCATCTTGACGGACTTCTACGAGGCCGATTCTACCTACAGCCTCAATATCATCGCGGAGGCGCAAATCAACATGGCGCTGGACGCGGGCTATCCCGTCGTCGGCGTCGTCTCCGAGGGCTTCAAGCCGGTTCGCGCCTGGGAGCGCATCGAGTTGCGCCACATTCCGCCGCCGAAGGAGCGCAAGAACCACGTCGAGTTCTACCCCGAGATTGGCGACGACGTGAAGGCGACGAAGGCGGCGCTGGACGAGGTGCTGTCCGACGTGGACGTCATCATCACCCACGACCTGATTTACCAGTCGGCCATCATGCCGCTGAACTTCGCCGCCCGCGCCTGGGCGCAACAGAACCCGCACGCCGTGTGGCTGAACTGGGTGCATAGCGCAACCCCCAGCCCGATCTGGACGACACAGGACCGGCGGCTGGAGCCGTTGCAGCGGCATTTCCCCAACTCCAAACTATGCTTCCCCAACTCGTGGGACGTGCCGCGCGTGTGCCGTTCGTTCCGGTGCGAGCCCGACGACGTGGCCGTGGTGCCGCACCCGACCGACTTCGGGCGCTTCTTCGGCTTTCAGGAATTGACCAAGGAACTGGTCAAGGAGAAGGGGCTGCTCAGTGCTGACGTGATCATGGTCTACCCCGTGCGCCTGGACCGGGGCAAGCAGGTCGAGCACGTGCTGCACGTCGCCAGCGCGCTCAAGAAGCACTTCGGGATGAGCGTGCGGCTGGTGACGTGCGACTTTCACAGTACGGGCGGCGACAAGGTAGAGTACCGCAAAGACCTCAAGAAGATGCTGCCGGAGATGGGGCTGAACGACATCGACGTGACGTTCACGAGCGAGTTCCACAAGGACTGGCACCTGCGCGTGCCGCGTGAGGTAGTGCGCGACCTGTGCCTGCTCGCCAACGTCCACGTCCAACCGAGCGTGAGCGAGACGTACAGCCTGATCGCGCAAGAGGCTGCCGCGTGTGGCGCGTTCCTGATACTCAACAGCGACATGCCCGTATTCCGCAGCGTATACGGCCCGCACGCCGCGTACTTCCAGTTCAGCAGCGCGGTCAACCCGCTCACCGGGGAGACGGCGAAGTTTGACACCACCTACGGCGACCCCGACGGTTACTTCCGCAACATCGCCGGGCGCGTGGCCTACGAGTTGCAGTACAACCCGGTGCTGGCCCAGCGGACGCGGATACGGAAAGAGCGGAATCCGGCGTATGTCTTCAAACGGTATATCGAGCCGCTGTTCTACTTCAAAGAGGGGCTAGTCTAGGAGGGCAACCGTGACCGACAAGCAATCAATGATGCTTCTGTTCGCTGACCTAACAGCGATGGTAACTCTGGCGCTGGTACTTGAGAACCGCGACGATGCCTCAATGGTGCTGGAAAGGATTTTCAAGAACTGGCGGGAAGTGTTTGAGAGTCGGCTAGAAAGAGACATCCGTAAAGCAAATGGGGATATTCCCTTTGTCGATACATCGCAAGAAGAAGATGCACTCAGGCAGTCTCTTCAGACAACACTCAACGAAACAGAAGTGATGTTGCGTGGAATGATGGAGATTCTGACAGAGGGAAGTCTGGGAGGCCGGATCTGATGCCCCTGGAACAACAAACCGCCGCCATCACCGCTGCCCTATCCCTGCTCTCCCCCGACGAGGCCGACGCCATCATCGGTGAGCCGGGCGACGAGTACCGGGCGCTGATCCAGGGAGCCGAGGCCGTGCCGCAACTGTTGTGGGCGCTGGCGCTGAAGCTGGTAAAGACAGAAGCGGGGAATGTGGAAAGTAGGACGCGGAAAAAGAAGTGGGTGCTCAAGGCGTGGGCGCAAGGTCAGATGATGCTCTTGCAACTGGTGCACATCGCATTTGCAATGGGTATGCGATGGGAGGCAGAAGGAGGAGGGCAAAAGGATGGCTGACCTTGACGAACTACGCAACTGGGCCAAAGCAGAGAGACGCAAAGCGCTGATCGACTGGGCTGTGAAGAGAAACCCTATCCCGAAAGTCGGTATCCCCGATACCCGGCAAGGGATATTCGACCAGATATTGGCCGAACTGATCGAGACGATTGAAAGTGGCTGGGGTATAACTACGCAAAAGGCTGACCATCTCTGGGAGATGCGTGTGCGGTTCCTGGAGTCGGAGGAGGGCGAGTGATGGCGACGAGTTACCGAGAGATTGAGGAGCGACTAAATACACAGACTAACTCTGTACTTAGCGGCTATCCTGAGCGTGGGCCGTTCGATAGTGCAGATGAAGCCTGGGGGACGGGCGACAAACTGCCGCGATGGGCAACTGTAATCAAGGTATATCAAGATGATCGGGGCTGGTGGGCAGTATATACGTGCACTACTTCGACATCACTTTTACCGTCTATCTCAAGCTGATGGCTAGGCCCTATTCTGCACCGTCTGAGAGGAGGTATGCACAATGACCCCACAATTCTCCATCATCATCCCCACATTCAACCGCGCCGACGGGCGCTTGCAACGGGCGCTAGACAGCATCGTGATGCAAACACACCACGACTTCGAGTGCATCATCGTGGACGACGCCAGCCAAGATGGGACGCTAGAAGCGGTAGCGGCGTACCTAGAGCCGCCAGTCGAGCAACTGGACCCGCCCGAGCACTGTGCCGAGTACCTGCGCGGGGGGCGGTTCCGGTACGTGCGGCACAAAGAGCGGTCGCAGCGGGTGATATCGTGGAATACGGGCTTGGCGCTATCGGCGGGGGACTGGTTCTGTCGCCTGGACGACGACGATGCGTGGGATCAGATGTACCTCCAGACCTTCGCCTACAATATCGAGCAGGAGCCGGGCGTGCGCCTGTGGGTGGCGGGGGCCGTGGTACACGGGCAGGTCGGAGAGCCTAACCGCCGTGTGGCTATCGCTTGGACGAAGATACGGCCGGCGTGGCTGCCCCCTGTCGACACGAACGGAGCGCACGAGCTGTTCGCGTCTGGGAAAATAGGGACGGGGATGTTCATCTTCGCCCGCGAGTGCTACGAGAAGGTCGGCCCGATGCCGCCGTGGAAGCACCCCGACCACTGCGCCGACGGGATCGACGAATGGCTGGGGCTGGAGTTCGGCACGCTGGGCTACGGCAGCGGGAAACGGGGACCGGTCGCAAGGGGACTTGTAGGCCGGGGTCACATAGGAAATCCCTGGGGCGATGACCACGCATTTCTTCTTGCACTGACGCGCCACTTCCGCGTGCATACTATCAATGCGGCGCTCTATGTTCATTACGTGAGATGAGGAGGGCAACTATGCTAACCTGGGCAATCGCGTGGGTCATCGTCTCAGGGGCCGGTGGCTGGCCGCTGCTGCTGGCAGGGATACTGGGCGACATCGTGCTGGCGGTCGTCGTGATGGCGGCGGTAACGGCGGCGATACGGGAACGGTCAAAGGATGCACGGACTGGGAGGGCGGGGTGAGATGACTGACTGTGAATCATCCACAACTACACCCTCCATCTCTTATGATTATTCGCATCCTTGTTTTTTGCACCCGTATAGTCGCTTCTACAAGGTGCACTTAGCCTGGTACTGTATCAAAGTCTGGTTCCGCGCCAGGAAAAGAGACCTGAAATGGAAACTGAGGAGGGCAAAATGAAACGGCTATTGTGCGCACTTGGCTTGCATAGGTGGACGCCGTGGACACTCAACGGATCAGATACGAAGCAGTGGCAAGAGCGTCACTGCCTATGGTGCCATCTTACCCAACGCCAGGGATTATGGCTGGAGATGATAGCGCCATGGCCCTAACCTACACCCGCCAACTGCTCGACTCCCTCAACCCGCATCCCGTCACTGCCGCTGCTGTCCGCGCGCGCGCTTTGCAACTTCGCCTACCCATCGACATCTGTCTCCTGTCCTGCAACCGCCGCCGCATCACCGAGGCCAGCATCCGCGCCATTCGCGCCCGCACCACGACGCCGCACCGGCTGTTGGTACTCGACAACGGCAGCGTGGACGGCAGCGACGAACTGATCAAGGCGCTGGCCGCCGAGGGGCTGGTGGACGGTTACGAGTTGAGCGTGGACAACAACGGCGTCCACTGGGGTTTCAACCTGCTGCTCGACTGGGCGCAGACCGACCCGTACATCTGCACCGACAACGACATCATCCCGCCCGTTCCCGTCGACGGGAGAGACTGGCTGGCGCGGCTGCTGGACCTGGGTGAGCGCCACCCGGATTATGCCGCCATCGCCTGCCGGCCCCACGTGATGATCGGCGACAACGTCAAGCGGATGTTCGCGGACGCGCCCGAGATCGTGCAGCGGGACCACGTCGGGGCCGTGTTGCGGCTGATGCGGGCTGGCGTGGTGCGCGAGGTCGGCGGGTGGGAGCGCGGCAAACGTCCGAGCCGCAACCACGAGGAGCGCTTCATCTGCAAGCGACTACAGAAGGCAGGTTACAAGACCGGCTATAGCAGAGACATCCAGTGCATCCACCTGTTCGGCAATCCCGACCTGGGCGAGGACCAGCACGGTTACTCGGAGGGCACGTACCACGAAGGCCACCGTGAGATATGGCCGCCCGCGAATCACTACGGATGGCAGCGGATGGGGATTGACTGGCAGACGTGCGAGCCGAAGGAGGCCGACAGTGCAAATTGACGTCTACCCGCCCTACCTCCCCCTCGTCAACGCCGGAGCCGTAGCCTTCTTCAAGGAGATCGTCAAGCCGCACTTCCACGTCTTCGAGTACGGCAGCGGCAAGTCTACCGTGTGGTTCGCGCAGCACTGCACCCGTGTCATCAGCGTGGAGAACAACGAGGAATGGTTCGACGCCGTCGGGCGCAAGTTGAAAGAGTTGGACCTATGTGAGCCGGCGCTTATTACGCAATACCTGGTGGAGTTCGACGACCGAAACCGGGGCACCAAGACTCAGGCCGAGCAGTACGCCAGCATCATCACGCACTACCCCGACGAGCACTTCGACCTCGTCTACGTGGACGGCAAGGCCCGCCCGCTGTGCATCCGCGACGCCCGCGCCAAGGTCAAGCCCGGCGGCTGGCTCGTGGCCGACGACCTGGGGTACAACCCGGTAGCACGGGCGCTACACCTGCTCGACGGGTGGGAGTGTACCAAGTTCCGGGGGCGCGTGGACGGCGCGATAGACGGCAACCCGCGCAACAACGCGACCGGGTTCTTCAGGAAATCGGAGGGGCTATGATGCACACACACACCATCACCTCACGCGCCGGCAGCGCGACCGTCGTCACCGAGGAACCCGTCGAGCACCTGCAAGCCACCTGGCAACGGGGCGAGTTCTTCGAGACGCGGATGCTGGAGTATATCTACTGGCACTACAAGGGCGGCGTGTTCGTGGACGTGGGCGCGGCCCTGGGCAACCATAGCCTGTTCTTCGCCAAGTTCTGCGCGCCCAAGTTCGTGATCGCCGTCGAGCCGGTACCGGAATCGTGCCTGCGCCAGGCCCAAGTCTACGCGCTCAACCGGGTGGACAAGCTCGTCCACGTCTACAACTGCGCCGTGAGCGACAAGGGCGGCAAGGGCGCGATGGAGCGGTTCGGGGGCAACCTGGGCCAGTTTCGGCTGGTGCCGGGCAAGAGCGTGGTCGTCGAGACGCTGGACAGCATCGTGGCGAAAGAGCACGCCAAACCGGTACGGTTGGTCAAGATCGACGTGGAGGGCCACGAGCTGCACGTGCTCAAGGGGGCGGCACGGCTGCTGGACGAGCAGAGGCCGGCGCTGTTCGTCGAGATACGGAACCGCCAACGACACGCACAGGTGACGCAATTCCTAAGCGGGTTCGGGTACCGGCAGGTCGGCAGCGTGTTCCAGGACGCGACGGCGTTCGAGTTCACGACGGCGGGGTGATGCGCGCTATCTACTTCGGCACCTGGTTCATCGGCCTGGGCCTGGGGGCGCGCCCGGTTGCCTGGGAGTCGGTGGCCGTGGGCGCGGTGCTGTGGTTGCTGGGCGGGCTGTGGGTGCACTATCGGGGGCAGGGATTGCCGGGAGGGCAGGATGGAGTGGACTGATGATTTTGTGTGCGATGGCGATTGTGCCAACTGTGGCAGGTGCACGAGCACGGTGGCGACATTCCCGACGACTTCTCAATCGTCAACTGCCGGCTCGTTATCGCGGTGGGAATGGCTATGTATCTGGTTTGAGTACACCTGGCTTGATAGATTCATCATACCGATAGAGAAATGGCTACATTATCACGGTATCAGGAAGTGTTGGTGGATTGAGGAAGAGGAGTAATGAATATAAGTCGACGTGACTTTATCAAGGGGTTTGGCCTGATCGTCGGCGCTACGGCCCTGGGCATTGCGCCGGAGGTTTCGGAGCCGGAGTTTCCAGAGTTTGTGGAATATAGCATCGACGACGACGTGCTGGAAGAGGCTATCACGGTCGGTGGAACCCACATCAAGGACGGAAGGGCCTGGGTGGATTTGGATATTGACACCGACAAAGCCTGGCAGGCCATCAGGATATACTGCACCGACGGCACCCTCTGGCAGACATTGGACGGCGGCGAAACCTGGCAGTCAATGGTATGAACATCTACCTTTTCGACTCCTGGCGCGTCAAAGAGACCGGTCTATCCAAGTTCAACGAGCCGCTGCTGGCCCACTGGCGCGACCTGGGGCACGACGTGCGGACGGGCATCTGGTGGGGCCCTGACCTCGTGAACTGGTGCGACGGTGGGCTCGCGTATTTTTACCCGGTCGACAACAACCTATGCCGCGCATCCAACGAGATGGAGAAGCCTCCAAACACGCGCATCATCGCGGAGGCCGTCGACGCCGACGTGTACGGCGGTCACTGGCGCAAGGTGAACTGGGCCTGGGTGGACGGCCTGGTCGTGATGGCCCGCCACATCCACGAGTACATGCGCCCGCACCTGCCCGACACGCTGCCCGTGCATCACGTCCCCGGCGGCGTGGACCTGAGCCGCTGGACGCTGCGTCGGGAACCGAAACGCGGCTACGACGTGGCGTGGATCGGCAACTATTGGATAGCGAAGAACCTGTTCGGCGCTCTGCAGGTGTTCCTGGCGCTGGTGCGACGCGACCCGCGCAACCCGTGGCACCTGTACGTGCGCGGATACAAGTGGAGCCCGAATTGGTGGCGGGAGCACTGTATGGCGTTCGTGCGCGCCAACCCGGAACTGGCCGAGCGGGTGACGTTCGTCGACAAGTTCATCCCCGACTTGAACGAGTGGTTGGAAGACAAGAGTTACCTGCTACAGACGGGGGGAGAGTGCGCTGCCAAGGGCATCCGCCCCGTCATCCAGAACACGAACGGCGCGACCGACATCTGGCCGCGTAACTGGGTATTCGACACGCACGACGAAGCGGTCGATATGTTCCTGAGCGCGCTATATCACCCGGAGGGCTACCGGGCGCACGTGGCCGACCGCTACCCGCTGGAACGGCGGCTGGCGGCGCTGGACGAGATTTGCTTGGGGGGGCGATGATGGCAAAGGTTTGCAAGTGGTGCGGCAAGGTCAACCCTGATGACGCCCTGACCTGTGGCGAAGGGCAGTGGGACGGCTGCGGGGCGACACTGCTGACGATAGAGTTAGACACTTCGTGCACGCTTCAGCTACCGCACGAGACGATGGGCGTCAGGCCGCATCTACCGCCGCGCCCGACGATACGGCAAGGGACATTGCACACGTACCGCCGGCCGGGCAAGACGGCGCGCCAGTTCCAGCGTGACGTTGAGGCGATGAAAACAGAGATAGGGCTGGCGCTGCTGCCCGCACTTGAGGCGGCACTCAGGCAGTGGGGAGGGCGATGATGTGTGATGAAACTGAATGCCCGCTAAGGGCAGACTACATAACTGGCGATGATGGTTCTCGCCATGCCATTGAGCCGACCGGGCAACTGCGATGGCAAATCAAAGGGATGCACATCACGCTACAGCAACAATGGCGTGATGCGACGACAGGGCGCACAATGTGGCGCAGTGTTCCTGTTGAGTTCATAGTCGATTATCCGAGTGACGATGACCCGTAAACTCGCCATCTGGCTATCCTGGCGCAATTTCAGCGAATACTACTCCCGCAAGCTGGCCGACACGCTGCGCCCGGAGTACGAGACGACCATCACATACAAGCCGCTCGACTGGGACGAGTTCGACGTCGTGCTGCCCTTCTTCCCGGGCCCCAACCGTGCGCCCGGCTGCGACCCGGCGAAGGTGGTCAAGTTCGTGTGGGAGCCACACGAGTACGGCTGGGCGCAGGACGCGGGCACCGTGTGCGCCGCCAGCACCGGCGTCTACGAGCGCATCGCCAAGCGCTACGGCGACCGGGCGCATCTGTTACCCTGGGGCGTGGATGCGCAGAACTTCCACCCGCAGCCGTGGCCCAAGAGCGAGCGGCGACAGGTCGGATGGGCCGGCCAGTTCAAGAACCCGCGCAAGCAGTTCTTGCAGTTGACGGAGGAATTGTCCACGATTTGGGATATCGACTTTATCCCAAATATATCCCAAATGGAGAGCGGGCGTCAATCCGGCGCATACGAGTTGGAGACGATGCACCTGTATTACCGCCGTTTGCACGTCTACGTCTGCGCCAGTAGTAGCGAAGGTTTCTGCTTCCCGCTGCTGGAGGCGTGCGCCTGTGGCCGCCCCGTCGTCACGTTCGACGTCGGCGTGGCCCGCGACCTGGCCCGCACGGGCGCAGGCATCGTCATCGTGGACGACTGGGACACGCTCAAGAAGGCCGTGCGCGAGGTAGACTGGCTGGCGCTGGGGGCCGCGAGCGCTGACGCCGTGCGTCAATGCTGGCTGTGGCCGAGGCTGCGGGAGCGGTGGCTGGAGGTGCTGGATGGAGCGGGGTAGGAACGTGTGGTCAAGAGCGGGCGAGAGAAGGCGCGAGAAATTCTGGCTCTGCCCTCTCTGCAACTTCCTGGCGCGCCGGCCCGGTGTCTGTGACCGGTGCAAGGCACCGAACCAGCCGCCGCAGCCGCCGGTGGCAGTGGAGCCGGTGGCGGAGCAGTTGACGATGGAGGCGATAGCGTGACTACACTCGCCATCCCACCCGCCCTCCTCACGCCCGCCCACCAGGGCGACCGCCGCGCGACCGGCGTCTTTAGCTACGTCGCTCACGGCCCCGACCTGGCGCGCATCCTGGCCCGCGAGTACGGGCGCGAGGGCCTGTGCCTGAAGGTGTTCAGGCGCGATGCGCAACCGCTGGACGAGTTCTACTGGGGCGATACGGGCAACCTGCTGACCGACTGCACCAGGGCGCAGAACCTGTTCGCGCTCGAAGGGTTCGCACCGCGCGTGTACGACGTCGCGCTCGTGAACGGCGCGCACTGGGCACAGGTGACGGACTACGTCGAGGACGACGGCAGAGAGTTCGACCGCGCTGCCTGCCGCACGCAGGTCGTGGACCGTTACAAGGTACGGTGTCGCAGCGGCGACATGAACCCCGCCAACTGGATAGGCTCGCAGATGGTGGACTTCCAGCATCACTTCTTGCACGGCGACTACGAGGCCGACCTGGTGCGCCGCTGCACCGCCGGCGCAGCCTGGGGCAGCCGCAACGACGCATACCAGGCGGCGGGGCTGGCGATGGACGCCCAGCGCACGGGCGCAGGCGCGCGGGCGCGGGCGATGCAGTGGGACGAGGTGGACTGGGCCGGCGCGACCGTCTTGGACGTGGGCTGCAACCTGGGGGCGCTGTGCCAGGAGGCGCACGACCGAGGCGCGTTGCGCGTGGTGGGCGTGGACAAGCCGCACGTGGCGAAACTGGCCTACGAGGTGGCGAACTGGCGCGGTTACTGGAACCTGGACTTCGTAGGCGCGATGCTGCCGGGGGAGGCCGGGGATATCGTGCGGCAGACGGGCATCGCGGAGTTCGACGTCGTGCTGGCCTTGAGCGCCAAGCAGACGCGCCCGGACCCGTGGGCGTTCGCGCTGTGCAAGCGGGTGTGTTTCTTCGAGGGGCACGTGCCAGACCGCGAGGAGACCTGGCGACCGGTGCTGGAACGGCGGTTCGGGCGCGTCGAGTTCCTGGGGGCGACGAAGGACCACGGGGTAAGGCCGTTGTTCAGGTGTTGGAGGTAGGGATGGAGAAATTACAACTGGTCACCCCGCAGATTGTCCCAGTTCGTATTCTGACTAAGCTAGCTCGTGCTGGAATTCACACGACAGAGGAAGTTCACCGTCATATTAGGGCAGCAGCATTACAAACTTTATATGGCATTGGCCCTAAGACCGAACGAGAAATACTGCGATATTACACACAGGAAGAGGAAGTATGATGGACCCGTTTCAACTTGAGGCAGATCACCCGTACCGTTTCGAGGTCGTGCTCCGCGACCAGCACCGGCGGCGCAAGTGGCTGGTCACGCAGCCGCCGGTCGCCAACGAGGACGTGGATTATTTCTTCGACTGGCTGGACGAACTGCCGGTCGAGGTGAGAGAGCACGTCGTCGCATTCGCCAAGCTCGTCGTGGGGGCGCACGAACAGACAGCGGAGGCCGAATGACCCCGCAAGCCGCCGGCGCGTTCCTGTTCGCAGCGGGCGCGATGATGGCGCTCAACGTGATGGGGATTGCGGCGATTTTCGAGATGGTGATAGAGGGGATGGAGGGCTGATGCAGATGGACCTACGTTTCATCATCACCGGTCACGGGCGCTCCGGCACCCTGTGGCTGGCGCGGCTGCTGAACCAGTGCGACGACGACGTGAACGTGCACCACGAGCCGCTGGCGCAGTTCGACGCCGCCCGCTACGCCGACGTGTACGCCGGCGCTCTAGACGCCGACAAGTTCCTACGCCAGCGGCGCTTGCGGATGGAGCGGATCTGGCAGCGGCACCCGGAGCAGGGATACGCAGAGGTCAACAGCTACCTGCGCTACTGCGTCCCAGCGCTGCGCGAGGCGTTCCCGTTCGTGCCCATCCTTGGCCTGGTGCGCGATGGCCGCTACGTCGTGCGCTCACTGCTGGAGCGGGGGTGCTACAGGCGCGAGGGATACCCGCCGATAGCGCCGCCGAGGAAGATGACGCCATTCGCGGCCTGCTGCTGGTACTGGGCCGACACGTACCGGCGGCTGACGGAGCAGGGGGTGACGATCTTCCCGCTGGAAGCACTCAACACGTCGTTCGCAGCGGTGATGGCGCTCGCGGATCAGGCCGGCGCACGCGTGAGCCACGACGTGTGGCTGAAGCACGCGGGGCGGCGCGCCAACGTGAGCGTGGCGGACGAGGAGCCGCCGGTGTGGACGTTCGAGGAGGTGGAGACGTTCGCGCGGGTGGCGGGGGACGTGCAAGAGTGGTTTGGGTATGAGATGGAGGGAGGGCGAGAATGACTGACATTATAAACACGTTCGTTTTTCCGATAGTACGACGGGACAGGATCTTGGATGCGCTTGCCAGTCTCAAGGTGATGACAATACCGAATTATTACGTCATCGTCATAGATCAGACGCAACCGGTAGCCGAGTTCGAGCAAGAGCTACGCCAACACTGCGACTTGTGGATCAAACCAAAGAAGAACCTGGGGTTCGCGCAAGCAAGCAACCTCGGAATCCGACTCGCACCGACTGAATACGTCACGGTATGCAATGACGATGTACTTTTCATTACCCCAACGTGGTGGCCAGGGATAATGGAGACGTTCAAGCGATATGATACGGCAGTATGCGTCAACCCATCAAGTCCGAAAGAGCCAGGATGGGGGTATGGAGAAGATGGGTTCCGTTATCACCTGACGCTCAGAGAATGCGCCGAGCCAGAAAATATCTTGCGGCTGATTCACGAAAAGAACGGGCAGATGATCGACGGCCTGACCTGCTGGTGTAGCGTGTTCAAGCGTGAACTGCTGGTGGAGAAGGTTGGCCTGTTCGATGAACGCTCATTCCCCGGAGCCGGCGAAGATTATGACCTAATGGCCCGGATTTATCAACAGAAATTGCGGGCATTGGCTACCAGCTTGTCGTGGGTTTGGCACTGGTGGGGACAGAGCAAGGATGAGCCGGACGGTCTGAGTCAGGCGCTACCGCCAGTTCGTGAGCAGTGGAACCGGCTCGACCTCTTGTGGCCGGAAGGCTATGATTTGTGGGGTAAAGACCCCAAGACCCAGGAACCGCTTCCCCGCGTCCCCGAGGTGGCGCGGCTCGGCTTCTAGCGCACCGCCGCTGACACAGTAACAACAGCACGACACAACTTGCAGGAGGGCAACCCGTGAGGGCTGCCCTCTTTGCGTTTTAAGTAGGCGCAACTATGGCTCAGATTTTCAACATCACGCACGAGGTTGGAAACCTAACGGAATACACCAGCACCGTCGACCCCGACGTTGGCGAGCTTACCGCCGCGCAAGCTGCGGCGCTGTGCGGTTCCTGGGGCCTGTCCGTCGCCATAGACGATACCGACGACGTCTATGGCGAAAAGACGTTCACGCAGCTATCCAACACGGAGTACCGCTACCGGTTCTACATCGACCCGAATGGGCTGTCGATGAGTTCCGGCGACGTATTCACCGTCGTCGCGCTCCTGGATGGCACCGGTTTGCGCCAGCAGACGTACTTGCGCCACGACGGCTCGAACTACGAGATCATCACCGGCGTGCGTAACGACAGTGGTGGCTGGGAACTCACCTCGAGTTACGACATCACCGACGCCAGTCACTACGTCGAGGTGTTGGTCGAATACGCCGGCGGCAGTGCCGCTGCGATCACGCTGTGGATCGATGGGGTGCAGCAAGAAAACAAGACCGGCCTGGACGTGGAGGACATCTCCAAGCCCGACCGGGCGCGGATAGGCGCTGTCAGCGGCGTGGACGCTGGCACCAGTGGCACGCTATATCTGGACGATTTCATTCTACGGGATGATGATACACAGATAGGCCCGTGCGCGGCCAGCACGTCGACGTCAACAACCCTCACAACCTCGACCTCGACGACCAGCACCAGTACCAGTCTGACAACGAGCACGTCGCTTACAACTTCTCTTACAACTTCGACCAGCCAGTCCACAAGTTCTAGCAGTACAACGTCTGTTTCGAGTTCAACCAGCCAAAGCACAAGTTCTAGCACCAGCCAGTCGACCAGCACCACGTCCACGTCGGTCTCGACGAGCCTGTCCACGACAACTTCCGTTTCATCTAGCTCCAGCCAGAGCACGAGCCTTAGCACCAGCACGACCAGTACCAGCGTCTCGACGAGCCTCACGACGACGGTCTCGACCTCAACTTCTGTTTCATCATCGACCTCACAATCCACAAGTTCTAGCAGCACGTCGACCAGCCTGACGCAATCCACGTCGACGACCGTCTCGCAGTCTACGTCAACGACTTTTTCGACATCGTCCACGGTCAGCACGAGTTCTAGCAGTTCAACGTCGCTTTCATCCAGCACCAGCCAGAGCACGAGTTCTAGCAGCAGCCTCACGACGTCGACTTCGTTGTCCAGCAGTACCACGGTCTCGCTCTCGACCTCGACGACCAGCACGAGCCTGTCCACGTCCACGACGGTATCGCAGTCTACCAGTTCCAGCACAACAATTTCTGTTTCTACTTCGACCACGCAGAGCACGAGTTCCAGCACGACGGTTTCGCAATCTACATCTACGACGAGTACCAGCCTAACAACGTCTCTTACAACGTCCACCAGCCAGTCCACGAGCCTGAGCACGACCGTCTCGCTATCGACCAGTACCACGTCGACCAGCCTTAGCTCGTCCACAACGGTTTCTGTCTCAACGTCCAGTTCGTCAACAACTTCTGTTTCATCGAGTACCAGCCAAAGCACGAGTCTTTCCACGACGGTCTCGCTCTCGACCTCGACTAGCCTGACGACCTCTCAGTCTACGTCCAGCAGCCTTACAACGTCTCTTTCTACGTCGTCCACGGTCAGCACAAGTTCTAGCAGTACAACGTCGCAGTCTACCAGCAGCTCGCTTACAACTTCTCTTACAACGTCCACGACACAATCCACGAGTTCTAGCACGACGGTCAGCCTAAGTTCCTCGACCACGGTCTCCGTATCGACCTCAAGTTCTCTTACGACGTCGACCAGTTCCAGCACGACCGTATCGCAGTCCACGAGCCTGAGCACCACGGTCTCGCAGTCCACGAGTACCACGCAATCGACCAGCTCAAGCATAACAATTTCTGTTTCGACCTCGACTACCCAGTCCACGAGTTCCAGCACCAGCCTGACGCAATCCACGTCGACGACTGTCTCGCAGTCTACAAGTACGACTGTAAGCCAGTCCACAAGTTCCTCGACGACGGTATCGCAGTCCACGTCCACGACCGTGAGCCAGTCCACGAGCACCACGGTCAGCCTCTCTACGTCCAGCTCGACCAGCACCACGACGACGCTGCTACCGTATGAGAAGGCGGACCTGGTCATCACCGACGCGCTGGCGTATGAGGTGGTACTGACGGATGAACTGGCGTATGGGGTAGCAACGGACGATGAGCCGGCCTACGCCGTGGCGCTCACGGATGTGCTGGCATACGAGGTGACGGTGACAGATGCGTTGGCCTACGAGGTGGTGCTGACGGATCACGGGTGCTGACCTGGTGGGAGAATGGTACTATTGACCAAATTCTTGCACTGTGGTACACTGTTTACATAATTGCATAAACCGTAACGCGTACCGTACCGGGCGCAGCCTTCATACCGAGGGCTGCGCCCCCTTTTTTGTCCGACAATAGAACAAACATTCTAGCGTACCGCACTGGGCGCATTTCCACCATACCGGGTGGAGGTGCGCTCTTTTTTGTTTTCGGGCTACACGATGAGCCATTCCTATGACATCGGAGATCAAGTCGTCTGCACGGCAGTGTTCACCGACGCCGACACCGGAGCGGCGGTCGACCCGACTGCCGTCTATTTCCAGATCAAGAACCCGTCTACGCAGGCTATCACCACCTACACCTACGGCGTCGACCCGGAGATCACGAACCCGTCCACGGGCACGTACCAGATCAGCGTCAACGTCACCGTGCACGGGATCTGGTACTACCGCTGGTACTCGACCGGGACCGGGATGGCGGCAGGCGAGAACCGGTTCGACGCGAAAAGTTCGGAGTTTGACTGATGCCTCTTTCTAATTCGCAGACTTACCCGACCGGCCAGGCCAACCCCACCGTGCTGCGCACCTGGGCCGCGCTGCCGGCTGCGGGCGCGTGGGACGCAGACCCAACCGTAGCCGTGGTGCAAGGTTTCTGGTGGTGCCGCTTGTATTTCGCATACCAGCGCCAGCACCCGGTTCAGGGTGGCGTCGACTACTACTACGACCTGAGCCCGTTTTCCATCGCCGCGCTCGCCGGCGGCTCCACGCAAGAGTGGTTCCACGGCTCGTTGTACGTACCGGGCAAGATGACCCCCTGCCGGATTCAGCACTCGATGGTGCAGCAAGAATACATCTCGTACTGTGCCACCAGCGGGGACGTCGAGACATTCATCAGCCCGCCGATTCACCTGGGTGGCTGCATCGAGCGCCTGCGCGTGTTCTGCCGCGAGGACTCGGTATCGCAAGCGGTACCAGGATGGGCCGAGGTGACGGCGGTCTTTTACGCCGAAGGATGAAGCTAAATGGGATTCTTCCATAACTTCGGGACTGAATACAACACGACGACCAGCACGTCGACGACGACGAGTACGTCGACCTCTAGCTCGACCAGTACCAGTCTCAGCACCAGCTCGTCGTCGAGCCTTTCCACGTCGGTTTCAACATCTCTTACAACGTCCACGTCGGTCAGCACAAGTTCTAGCACGACTGTGTCGACCAGTAGCTCCACGTCGGTTTCAACATCTCTTACAACGTCAACGACGCAAAGCACAAGTTCTAGCACCAGCCTATCGAGCACTAGTGTCTCGACCAGCCTAACGACGAGCACGTCGGTTTCAACATCTCTTACAACGTCAACGACGCAAAGCACAAGTTCTAGCACCAGCCTATCGAGCACTAGCGTCTCGACCAGCCTAACGCAGTCTACGAGTACGACTGTGAGCCTGTCGACTAGTTCCTCGACCTCGACCTCGACGACGACGACGCTGCGACCGGTATGAGGGCAATAAAGTATGCCGTGGACGATTGACGACGTAGACGAACACAAGAAGGGCTTGGACGCGGGGCAAAAAAAGCTCTGGGTCAAGGTCGCCAACCGCCATCGCCAGGATTGCATCGACAAGGGCGGTGACGATGGTTCGTGTGACGGCGGGGCCATCCGCGCCGCAAACGCGATGGTAGACCGGGCGAAGGAAAACGAGGAAATTACCGGCCTGGCAGCCAGCGCTATCGAGACAGCCCTGGCCGTGGTGAACGACAGCGGCGAGATCGACCGTGAGACCGCGAACCGGTTCCTGAAAAAGTTACAGGGAGACCTGGAGGAAGCCAGCAAACCGAAACAGTATGCCGACTGGTCCGCGAAGAAAGGCGGGCGCATCGCGGGCAACCTGTACCGTGGCGCGGGCGGCAAATTCTCCGGTGCAAGTGGGGGCGGCGACGAAGGGGGCGGGGGCGGGACGGCAGAACCTGCCGCCGACCTGGGTATCGAATCCGGCTTGACCGACGCGCTGGCCCAGATCGCCAGTGGTGAGGGCAAGATCGACCAGGAAGCGCTCGCCAAGCTGCAAAGCCTGGGCCTGGCAACCGAGACCGGGGGGCTGAACACCTACGGGCGCGCGGTCCTGAAGGCGACCAAGAACAAGGACGCAGACGAGATCGAGCGTGTGATGGGACTGGCCGGGGCACAGCAGGCCGCGAAGGCCGACCGGGCCGCGAAGCGGGAGAAGGCAGCGGCCAAGCGCAAGAAACAGGCGCAGAAGGCGAAAGAGCCTGAAAAGGAAGAAGCACCCGCCGAGGAACCCGAAGGCGAGCCGGGCGACCTGATGAGCGCGGTCACGGACGGCGGTGGCATCTCGAACGCCGACGTGCAAAACCTGCTCGACTTCGCCAGCGGCAAGCCGCAGGTGGACGAACTGATCAAGAAACTGGCGGCGACCGGGTTGGTAGTGCCGACGGACGACGGCTCGTACCAGCTCAACCGGTTGGGCGACGCCTTCGTCGCGGCGGTCAAGAAGAAGGACGCCAAGGGCGCGATTGCAGCGCTCAAGAAGGCCAAACCGGCGAAGGAGACCGAGGTTGTCGAGGTGGGCCGGCGGCTGAATCAGCAGCGGGTGACCCAATTGCAAGGCATCATCGACAGCTTGCAAGCCAAGCTGAAGGACTTCGAGAGCGAGCTAGGCGACCTGGAAGACATGATCCAGTGGGCCAGCTACGCCGACCAGGAGCAGGAAGAGGAGCCGGAGAGGAAGACGCTGCCGTGGGCGACGCCGGCGGCGGAGGTGGATATGGCAGAAAAAACGATGAAGACCGTGGGCGGCGAGAAGTTCCCTGCCAGCGACTTTTTGGTGGTAGAGAGCCCAGAGAACCCGTCGACCTGGCACCTACAAGTCAAGCGCAATGGCACTCCTGATCATGACCTGATGGGCGGTGCAAAGGCCGCACTTACAGCGCCAGGCGGGCATCGGGGCAACAAGTACGAGGGACCGAACAAACAGAAAGCAATTAGTGATCTCAAGGCGCTATACAAAGCTGAAGAAATGCCTTGGCTAGAGGCATCGAAGGAGGTGGAATCTATGGAGAAGGAACAAGTGCAGGCACTCGTCGACTCACTGGCGGAAGACGGACTCGACCTGGACGCCGCGCGCCAGCACGCACAGGCGCTACTCGACAGCCTGAGCGCGCCGGAAGCGGAGCCAGAGGCGGAGGACGCCGAATCGAAGGAGCCCGAGGCCGCGCCGGTGGAGGCACAGGAAGCGGAGACGGCAGAGGTTGAGACCGTCGAGGCCGACCTGTCCGAATCGGGCGGGGAAGCGGGTATCCTGGGCCTGGCCGCCGAAGCGCAGCCCGCCGAGGGTGTCAACCCCGACCGCGCTCCGCTGGGCGTGTACGTCAACGTCATCAAGCCGGGGTGGGGCAACCAGAAGGACAACCGGTACTACCCGCCCGAGATGCTGAAGAGGGACGCGGGCGTCTTCGAGGGCGCGAAGATGTACACGAGCGACCACAAAGGCAGCGAGAAGTCCGAGCGCACCGAGGTTAGCGTCATCGAGCGCTGCCCGGTCTACTTCGCAGAGGATGGCAGCCCCGTGGCCCTGGCGCGCATCTTCGACCCCGACTTTGCGGAAAAGACGCGCAACCGCGCCCGCGCCGGCCAGCTCCAGACGCTCCGGTGCTCCATCTACGCCAAGGGCAGCGTCAAGCCCGGTTTCGAGAAGGACGGGCGCAAGGGCGACCTGGTGGAGGCCATCAAGGCCGAGCCGCGCCCGGACGTCGACTGGGTGACCAGGGACGGGGCCGGCGGTCACGCCGTGGCGATGGCCGAGAGCGAGCCTGAGCCCGAGCCATTGGCGAAGGAAGCCGTAGACGCCGCGCTGGCCGAGACGAACCTGCCGCAAGTGGCCAAGGACTGGGTGGCCGAGGGCAACTACGCCGACGAGGCGCAGTTGCAAGAGGCCGTCCAGAAGGCGGTCGAGCGTGTCAAGAAGCTGACCGGGGCCGGCCAGCCGTTCGGACAGGGCGGAAGCAAGCCCGCGTCCGAGCAGGCGATGACCGATGACGAGTACGACGAGCGCTTCCAGAAGATCCAGGAGCGGTATCACCTGAGCCGGTAGGTGCGCGAGATGGCAGCAATCGGGCGAGCCGCACTGGGACATGCTGAACGACGGCAAACGCCCGGTGCTCGCGTCAGAACGAATTTGCAGAATCAGAAATAGGTAGCCCGCACGAAACGCAAGGGATCGATCAGCCCGCAGCGGCCAACACGACTGAAATGCTGACCTTGTGCGTGATGCTCGTGAACGACCACGGGCGGGGCGTGCCTTTAGTACCGTAGGAGGAAACAAAATGACGTTTTACAGTGGATCGAGCTATGAGCAGTCCAGCGAGCCTCTCGTGACCCGCAAGGTCCACATGGCGGACGACGACGCGACCGCCCTCGTGTGGCCCGAGGGGGGCAACTGGGACACGCTGGCCGACGGGGAACACCCCGTCCTCGCGATTGGCCGCAAGGCTAACCGGCCCAAGAACATCACGGGCACGGTCATCGGCTACGACTCTGCCACCGACATTGCGACGTTCAACGTAGCCGACAAGCATATCACCAAGGCGTATGTCGCCAACATCAGCGCCTACGACGGCCAGCAGGCCGCGAACGCCTGGCAGAACACGGTCTACCCCGGCGACCCGGTCTACGTGGACGACTCCAACCCCATCTTTGCACTGAGCACCGGCTGCACGTTGTCGTTTGCGTCCGTGAACGGCGCGGGGGCCAACAACCCCCTCGCGGGCTATGTGTGGTGGTGCCAGGACGAGTTCGACGACCAGGCCGTGGGCGGGCCGAATACGAGCCAGGGCATCAACCAGCCCGCCGCGACCGACACCAGCGAGGTGCTGACCCTGTGCGTGATGATCGTCAACGATCACGGTATGGGTGCATCGTAGCAGGGAGGTAATGAAACGATGAGACAGGTTCTCTCTATGCTGGCGGACATCCGCCAGCTCCAATTGGAAAAGCACAAAGCGCCCGCCGACCGCGTGGCGACGATGAAGGAGATGTACCACTTCTTCGACAGCGCGTTGTCCGGCGCGACGCTGAATGAAGCCGGCCTCGACGGACCCGAGACGCGACTGCAAGAGGTTATGATCTCCGCCGACTTCACCTACGCCATCACCGAGTTCGTGCAGCGGCAGATGGTGCCCGGCTACGAGGTGAAGGGTTTTGCCTTCGAGCCGTTGGTCAAGCCCGACACGACCCCCAACTTCCTGCCCGTCAACCGCTACCAGAAGCGGTCTGGGGTGGACGACCTGGAATACGTCACCGAGAAAGGGGAAACCCGCCCCGGCTACGTGGCCGACGCGACCAAGCGCCAGTACCAGGTGTACAGGTGGGCCAAGCAGTTCGACTTCTCGATGGAAGCGCTGGTCAACGACGACCTGGGATACTTCAACGACCAGGCGCGCGACATGGGCCTCGCAGCCCGGCGCACGCTGGAGAAGTACGTGAGCCGGATGTACACCAACGCCGTGAGTGTCGCCCGCTTGACCGGGCTGGGCGCTCTGTACAGCCAGAACGGACGCCTGACCTCCAGCCGCATCAGCGAGGCGCGCATGGCCTTCAACCAGCGCACCGACGCCCGGGGCGTGCCGATCCGCGCCCGGCTCAAGTACCTGGTGCATCACAGCGGCCTGGTCGACACGGTGCGCGTCATCCGCCAGTCTGAGCTAATCCCCGAGCTGGCGACGAACGCCAAGAACGTCATCGCCGGCGACTTCGAACCCATCGAAGACCCGCACATGAGCGGCACCGCGCCGAACTTGCGCTGGTGGGGGTTCGTGGACTGGAAGGAATCGAACATCGTCCCGTTCGTGCTGGCCCGGCGGCAGGGGATGCCGGCCCCGATGATCCTGCGCAAGCGCAGCGACATCGAGAGCGTGACTTCCCTGCTTGGCTCCGGCGGAAGCGTCCCGCCCATCATGGGGGACTTTGCGACTGGGAACGTGGTCATCAAGGTCGAGGACCAGTGGGGCACCTACATCGACACGACCACGGAAGGCAACTACTTCGACTATCGCGGGGCATACTACAGCTCCGGCACGGCGCAATAGCGCCGACCAAATGGAGGGCAGACAAATGACGAAGGAAACCGACGCGATGCAGGCACGGATTGCGGCGCTGGAAAAGCAACTGGCGCAACTGACCGGGCGTGTACCGCACGAGAAAGACATCCCGCTCGAAGAGCGGCCCGACTACATCGCTCACGGCAGCCCCAGGCACGTCGCGTTTCTGGGGCTGCGCGAGGCGACGGACGAGGAAGTGACGCGCGCGAAGGCGCAAGAGGAAAAGGGCGAGATCGGCCTGGAGTACCGGGGATACGTCTTGCAGGACATCACCGCCTTTGGCGTGACTGCCAAAGCGGAGATGCTGAAGGCGATTCTGATGCAGAAGGTGCACCAGCTCGAACCACCCCCGGCACCACAGAGCGACGACCCGCTCGCGGCCAACTACTCGCCCCCGTTGTGGGTGCCCAGCGGCATCCCCGTGTCGGGCACGGTCGGCAGCGGATAGCAGGAGGATACTATGCTTCCAGTTGTGAGACAACCGGCCTTTTATCCCGGACAGTTCGGGGTAGCGGGCAGCGACGTCGAGCGCGGGCTGCGCTGGCGTTCGGCTGGATTCGTGCTGTACGTGAACAACATCCACCCGATGACCAGCGACGCCAACGACGGCACCAACCCCGACGCGCCGCTGACGACCATCTCCCAGGCGTTTACGAACCTGGCGACCTGGCACGCGCGCTATGGCGCGGTCGGCTCGCTGCACGGCGTGAACAGCTACATCGTCGTTTCGCCCGGCACCTATGCCGAGAGCCTGACCCTCGCTGCCACCACCATGCCCGATTACGGCGTGCTGATGGGCGGCGGGAACGGGCGCTATCCTGTCATCTGGGACGACGACTCAGGTGATTGTTTGACCATCACCGCCTACGGCTGGCGGGTGGCGAACTTCCACTTCCGCCCCGGCAACGGCTACGCCGGCGTGCTGCTGTCCCGGCCATCGGGCAGCGGGGCCGAGGGCACCGTCGTCGAGAACTGCTTCTTCGACGGCCAGTGGTCGGGCACCGGGTTCGGCGTCGAGTTCAACGGTGCGCCCGCCAACTGCACCATCCAGAACTGCCGCTTTGCGGAGTTCGCGGCGACCGGCGCGGCCATCACCGTCACCGACACGAGCACCGCCGACCCGTACCAGACGCACATCTTCGGGAACACGTTCCAGGAGTGCGACGAGTACATCACCCGCGACTGTGCGGGCGGCTGGAACCAGACCGTCATCGCGCACAACATCTTCGTCGACGGCACGCACGACGCCAGCTTCCCCGCCGGGGCAGGTGGCACCAGCGTGTTCATCGACATGCGCGGCGGCAGCAACGGCTACAACCGCGTGTGCGACAACTGCCTGGGCGGCGACGACTACTCCGAGACCGGCGGTTACTTCGCCGGAACCGGCGACGTGTGGGCCGGCAACTACCACGAAGACACGGCCGAGGCCGAGGTGGGAGATAACGGAATCACCGTAGACCCGCCCGCAGCCTAGATAGGAGGCGGCTATGCCGAGTGCAAATGTAAACTGGTCGCTTCCGCTGACGAGGGAGAATGCTCTCTATCCAGGGCAATATGGCGTGCCCGGTGCTTGGACCGAGACCGGGCTACGCCAGCACTGTACCGGGGCCATCTTCTACGTCGACCCGAACAACACCGACGCCAACGACAATCGGGACGGGACCGACCCGACCGCGCCGCTGGCGACGGTGGCGACGGCGATCACCAAGTGCCAGGCGTACCGGGGAGACGTGATAGCCGTCATGGCGAACAACGCCTGGGGCTACAACGACGCCACGCAAGGATATGGAACGGCAGTGCAAGAGTGCGTGACCGTCAACACGCCCGGCGTGCGCATCGTGGGCGTATGCCCATCGGGCGCACTGGGCGTGCCCTGGACGCCGGCGACTGCCGATGGCGTGTGCATCACCGTCTACCAGCCCGACGTGCTCATCGAGGGCTTTTGCTTCATGGGCAACGGCGGCGGAACGGGCATATATGCCGAATACAGTACCCGCTATGGCGACAATCTGACCGTGCGCCATTGCTTCTTCGACGACGCGATGGACGAGGGTGTCCAGCTCGAATACTCGTGGTACGCCGACATCCACCACAATCTGTTCGACGAATGCGACAGCTATGGTGTCTATACCGCCAACGTTGGCGGTAATGACCCGGCCTACGCACGCGTCCATCACAACTGGTTCTACGACATCGGCACGGGTGGTGCTATTTGGTTGACTGACGCCGACCGCTGCCACATCTACGAGAACTACATCTATAACAACGACGCCGCGAGCGGCGCAGCCGGCACGACCGCCAACTGTATGATCAATCTAACCGCCGGTAGCCGCAACCTGGTACACCACAACACGCTGTCCTGTGTACTACCGGCCGGTGTGGCGTGGGACTATGACGCTTGCAATACCGCCGGGACTGCGGACTCGTGGAACCAGAACTACCTGATGGATGGCGTGAGCGTGACCAACCCGACGTAGCGAGGCGAGATGATGGCAGACAGCGAGCAGGACATCAAGAAGAAGCGCGAGAAAGAAATCGAGAAACGAGAGAAGGGCAAACGGGAGGGCTAACCCGTGGGTTGCTCTGACTCCTACGTCACCGCCGACGAGGTGGCGGAGTTCTTCTGCCGTGGGGAGGGCTACGGCGCGGGCTCCGAGCCTACGCTGGACGACATAAACCGCTACATCAAGAAGGGCGCGGCGCGCATCAACGTGGCGCTGAACGCGACCGGGCAATGCGACTGCACGCACGACACTTATGCGAGCGAGTTCTTGCAAGAGTTGAACCTGATCGCGGCTGCGCTGCTGATCCAGTGCCCGGACTGCTCGCGGCGGTTCACGGATGCGCAGCGCGAGTTCTACTACACGTGGCTCAACGATCAACTGGAACTGATACGCACCGGCCAGATCGACGTGTGCAGCGGCGCGACGGGGCCGGATTACCCGGCGCTGGCGTGGGCAGAGCAATCCGTGACCGACTTCAACGCTGCGCGGATTGTCGCCAACGACATACTGCGCAACTCATAACGGCCTATCCGGCGGGGGTTGCTAGACGCCCTCCGGCGGCCCCCGCCGGTAGGTAAAAGCTAATGCCAAAGGTTGCATACAGAGCCAAGCGCTCCCGGCGCAAGTTTAACAAATCGAAAGAGATCCAGACAGAACTGGCGGCGTTCATGGACGCCGTGGTCAAGCCGCATTTCGTCGAGCAGTTCGAGGAGATCGTCGCAGACTGGAAGAACAAGCCCGACTTCAAGGCGCGCAAGTACGTGCGGGCCGACTCGATACAGATCGCGGTCTACCCGGCGGGTGAACACAAGCTGATATGGAAGTACGTTAGCCGGGGCACGCGCCGCCACAAGATACGGGCCAGGAATGCGCCGTTCCTCGTGTTCAGGTGGGGCGGCAAAGGCAGCTACAGGCCCAGGACGCGGCCCGGTAGCGGGATCGCGGGGCCGAGCTTCCGGGGGATGGGGGCCGTGGTCGGCGGTGAGACGGTGCGAACCAAGGAAGTCGACCACCCCGGCAACGAGCCGCGCAAGTTCGAGGAATGGATCGCAGACCGAGAAAAGGACTGGTACAGGCGCGAGATGGAGAACGCCTGGCGGCGCATCTTGAGAAGCGTGTAGGAGGGCGAGTTGAGCTGAGGAGATACCAAGGGGGGATCTGTGGGATCGCCATTCAAGAGGAAACGAAAAGCGCCGGCGGAGGCTATCATCTTCGGCCAGTTTGGCATCCGCTTCGTGCGCTGGAAGTGTGACGAAGCGCGCGACTTCCGGGGACGTGTGACGGGGCGACTGTACGCATTTTCATCGCTACACCCGGTCAAACCGGTCGACAAGCGAGATATGCCGGGCCTGGCAGAGGACGGGGGGCGCGAGAACTTCGAGGGTGAGTTCGACGTGAAACCGGGAGAAGCGGTCGATTTGAGGCCGAAGGAACAGAGACCACCGGCAGACGAAGGGCCGGAGGAGGTAGAAGATGGGAAAGAGTTGGCTGACTAGCGGAAACGCATACGGCCTGGTAGACGCCAGCGTCTACATCAAGAAATACGGAACGCTCAATCCGTTCGTGTGGGGTGGGCGTTGCTGGCGACTGGACGACAGTTCCGAGACGCTGGGGGGCATGTCCATCACGTCCCGCTTCAATCCGCGTGGCGGCGTCGAGCGAGACACGGTACGCGACGAGCCACCGGGCGAATCCAGCGGCACGCTGGTGATGAAGCGTTTGCAAGCCGACCGGGCAAAGACCGACCTGAAACGTTGCAAGTGGATTCTGGACCAGCGGATGCAGTGCGGCGGCCTAGACCGCGACTCGCCATACAAATGGGAGGAGATCACGCGTCAGTGTTACGTCAAGTTCAACGAGCGCGGGCTGTCAGGCTCAAACTGGGAAGGCGACGAGGACGCGATGGTCAACCTGCCGTGGGTGGCGTTGTACACGGAGGACATCTATCGAGTAGGCGGGTCCGAGAAAACCAGCGTCGCCAGCAAGAGCATCAAGATTCTGGATGTGGACGTGTGCCAGCCGGAGCGCTGCCCCGACCGCTGCGACGACCAGGAGGATTGTGTCGCCGTGGCCGTGACGGAGGACGATACCTCTAATAGCTACCTGCTGTATAACCTGACCGGCGGCGACGACGACAACTGGACGGCGGTGACGTTGACCGACTTCGGCGCGAACGATGCCAACGCCGTCAAGTGCCTGGGCAACTTCTTCGTCGCTATCTCTACCGCCGATACGTCCATTATCTACTCCGACGACCTGGGCACCACACAGGTCAACATCGACCAGGCGACCGTTTCCGACTGGACGGCAAATCCGCCTTCTTGCATCGACGGGATCGACCAGACCTACATCGTGATGGGTGGCAGCAACGGCTACGCATACGTCAGCTACGACGCCGCACGCACGTGGGAGACGGTACTGAGCGGCGAGGCGACGGCGAGCAACTTGACCGACATCATGATCGCACGCGACAACCCGCAGGTCATCTATGCCACCTCCAACGCCGCCGACGTCGTCGTCAAGAGCGAAAACGGTGGCCGTACCTGGTTCGCAGTCACGGTTACGGGCACAGGTGGCACCGGGCCTACATCGCTGTACGTGATCAACCAGTCTACGGTACTCGTCGGCACGGACGCCGGCGAGGTATTCGAGACGGTGGACGGCGGCACGACCTGGACCGAACAGGTAGACCTGCCCGGCGCGACGGTCAAAGCCAACGTCACAATCCACGACATCGTCGGCTGCGGCTGCGACGTGCTGTTCCTGGCTGCCGAGGAATCTGGCGGCGTGGCCGGGCGCATCTACCGCAACGTAGACGGCGGAGCCGGCGGGCGCTGGTACGAACCCAACGACATCGGCGCGCTGACGACTGCATCGGGGCCGTTCGCGGCGCTGGCCTGTTGCGGGCCAAACCACGCCGTGGGGGTGGGCGGCGTGACAGCAACGTCGAGCAGCGCAATATTGATAGAGTAAACGGGTAACGAGGGGGGCGATG